CAAGGTTCGCCGCACCGGTCAGCTATCAGACGTTGCCGGCGAGCATCAATACGGGCTCTGGCTGCTCAATGTCATTGAGATCAAGATCGCCGGGTCCATGGGCCAGATGGCCAGGAAGACGAGGCAAGGATGAATTCAGACGACATCGCAACATTCGAGGCCAGCGCTGCGATAGCCAAAGTGCTGCGCGATCTTGAGACAAAGACCGGCCGGGCCGTGAACAGGGTTGATGTCCGCGAAGTCAGCTACCGGTCATTCGGCGAGCCGTCAACCCGGCATCTCAGGACCGTGGAGATAGACCTGGGCCCGAGGCCGGCAGAAGGGTGGGGGTCATGAGCGGGGCAGGGGCGAAGCTCTATTTCCTCCCCGCAGAACATGCGCCATTGCACGACGGAAGGCTCGTTCGCAAGGCCCGGTTCTACGGTGGCAGCGGCACCGAGTTCATCGGCATTCAGTGCGTTTCAATCCGCCCGGCTGATGCCCATGAGCAAGACGGTATCCCAGACGCTCTAGTTTGCAATGTGGAGATGCTGCTAGCGCCCGGCGAATGTGTGAAAGTCGACAAGCCGCCGCCTCGGGCCTACGCCACCCTCGAAGAGCTCAGCGCCCTGGTTGCAAGCTGGCGCGCCCATTGGGCTGTCGCGCAGCCTGATGGAGACGATTGCGGATCGGACTCGCTCGACGCGGGCATGGAGAGGTGCGCCGACGAGCTGGAGGCCCTGATTGAAACTCTGACTGCGAGGCAGGGATGAAACACAAAACCTCCGAACTCACCGGCGCGCTGCTGGATGCGGCAGTGGCGAAGGCCACGGGCAACGAGATAGCCATTCGATGCGATGGAATTGCTGTGCGCGACCTTGATGCCGGCCCAGTGGCATGGATGGCCACATTCCGCCCATCTGTGAATTGGAAGCACGGCGGCCCGATCATCGAGCGCGAGGGCATAGCCACCTGGCGCGGCATGGTCGGATGGCACGCCATTCACCCCCACTACTTCAAGACCGGATATGACGGTCGCCACGAGTACATCGATGTCGAGTCTGGTGATTGCTGGGATGGCCCCACATCATTGATCGCGGCCATGCGCTGTTACGTCGCCTTGAAGTTTGGCGAAGAGGTCGAGTTGTGATTGCGCATAAAAACGCTTGACAAGCCTCATTCTTGCCCCAGAATTCTCAACAAGAAAGGACGAGCACCGCCCCGCAAGGGCCTGATCTTCTGCCCCAACGGGCTACACAGCGTTCCTCGGGCGCTTAAACCGGCTAGACCGGTAGAACATCAGATGGATAAGCTCGCCCCAAAGAAACCCGCCTCGCAGCAATGCCAGGGCGGGTTTTTTCATTTCCGAAGCCCTGACGGATTAGATCAGGAGCGCCGGCTAGGACTGGGAGAGCCCGGTCGCAGCGTGGGACTGGCGAACCCCTAACGGCATCAAGCAGCCTTACACCACGGCGCCTCAGATCGGAGCCATCGAGCAGGGTCAAAGCGAGGGCAGGGCATTGCGTCCGCTGCCACGGCTCCTGCGGCATACATCGGGCAAGACTCGGCCGGAATGGCCCCGGATCAGCGTAACCGGGAACATCAATGACAGGTCGCGCCGGGCTTAACCGTCGCGGGAACTGGCTGAGTAAGCCAGCCTGTCACCCTTTCGCCCGCCTCACGAACGCGCACCCAGCCACACAAGATCCAGTGCGGCAGTACCGGAGGCGGGCACCCTAAGCGCCCCTCATTCCCCTCAGCTGGCCAGGGGCCGCCCGGGCGCAAATACGGGCGGAGAAACTCGGCGCTGCGCACTCCGGCGCTCAAGAAATCAGCGTGACTGTGCGAACGGCATGGCCCAGCGGCGAGCGCCGTAGACCGATGGGCTTCTAGTCCGCATGAGGAGACGGACATGGCATTGACCGCAAAACAGAAGGTGTTTGTTGCCGAGTACTTGGTGGACCTAAACGCAACGCAGGCAGCAGTTCGCGCCGGCTACAGCGAAAAGACGGCCTATTCAGTCGGCCATGAAAACCTGAAGAAACCTGAAGTGCAGTCTGCAATCCAGGCGGCAATGAAATCGCGCAGTGAGCGCACAGAGATTGATGCTGATTGGGTGCTGAAACGCTTGGCGCGTGACGCAACCGCAGACCTTGCGGACCTATACAGCGAGAGCGGCGCACTGAAGCCTGTTCATGAATGGCCAATGGCTTGGCGCACTGGGCTTGTGGCTGGCATCGAGACGGTGCAAGAGAGGGACGGAGACGGCCCGGATGGCGCTCCTGTCTATGCCACCGTCCGCAAGGTGAAACTGCTCGACCGCACAAAGCTTGTTGAGCTGATTGGTAAGCATGTTGATGTGGGCGCATTCAAGGACAAGGTTGAGCACAGCGGCGAGATCAAGACGCCTGAACTGAAGCTGGTGCTCCATGGAACTAAGCCTTCACCCGCAGCAGACTGAGGCGATTCTCTCCACCGCCACGGAGATCCTCTACGGAGGCGCGGCAGGTGGCGGCAAGAGTCACCTTCTGCGTGTTGCTGCAATTGCGTGGTGCACGGATATACCAGGGCTTCAGGTCTACATCTTCCGGCGCCTGTCGGATGACCTGGCCAAAAACCACATGGAAGGTCCGAGTGGATTCCCGGCCCTGCTGTCGGAGTGGATCGAGGCGGGGCACGTCAAGATCAATTGGTCCAAGAACTTCATTGAGTTCTGGAACGGGGCAAAGATTCATCTGTGCCACTGCCAGTACGAGAAGGACGTTACCAAGTATCAGGGCGCTGAAATTCACGTCCTGATGCTGGATGAGTTGACCCACTTCACGGACAAGATCTATCGCTATCTGCGCGGCCGGTGCCGTGCTGGATCGCTCAAGCTGGCGCAGAAATACAAGGGGCTGTTCCCTCGCATCATCGCCGGGTCCAACCCGGGCGGCATTGGTCACAACTGGGTGAAGGCGACATTCATCGACCCGGCCGCCCCGATGCAGATCGTTCAGCAGCCAAAGTCTGAAGGCGGCATGCGTAGGCAGTACATCCCTGCCAAGCTTGCGGATAACCCGACGCTGGCAGAGAACGATCCTGACTATGTGGACCGGCTTGAGGGCCTTGGAAACGCCGCTCTTGTGCGTGCGATGCGCGACGGCGATTGGAACATCGTCGCAGGCGGAATGTTCGATGACGTTTGGGATCAGTCCAGGCATGTGCTGGCGCCTTTTGCCATACCGACGAGCTGGCGCATTGATCGTGCCTTTGACTGGGGTAGCAGCAAGCCTTTCAGTGTCGGGTGGTGGGCCGAGTCTGACGGCACCGAGGCCATCATGTCGGATGGTACGAAGCGCACATTCCCGCGCGGCACTCTGTTCCGTATCGCTGAGTGGTACGGCTGGAACGGCAAGCCGAACGAGGGATTGAAGATGAGTGATGCCGGCATTGCTGACGGCATCGTGAAGCATCAGGTTGACATGGGGCTTCAGGCTCGGGTCAAGCCAGGCCCAGCAGACAGCAGCATCTTTGATGAGACGAACGGGGACAGCCCGGCCAAGATCCAGGAGCGCCATAAGGTGCGGTGGGAGAAGGCTGACAAGTCTCCAGGGTCACGAAAGCGCGGATGGCAACTGATGCGCGGCCGCCTCATGGCTGGCAAGGCAGATCGGATGGAAGAGCCTGGGCTCTTCGTTTTCGAGAGCTGCCGCCAGTTCATCCGCACATTCCCGGTCCTGCCTCGCAGTGACAAAGACCCCGACGACATCGACACGGACGCTGAAGACCATATCGCCGACGAGTCGAGGTATCGAGTGTTGGCAGTCAAGCGAGAAACGACCGTGACACCTCTCCGAATGTGAACCTATGGCCGCAACTGTTGCAACCCTCTCCGATGACATGGCCGCAGCGCTCCCTGATGTGGAGCTTGCGCGCGCCTTGCTGGGGGGGACTCGCGCCATGCGAGCAGCGGCCAAGGCCTATCTGCCGCAGTGGCCGAATGAAGAGCCGGGCGCCTATGAGGCGAGGCTGGCGACTGCTGTGCTGTTCCCTGCGTACTCGCGCACGGTGCAGACCCTGACCGGGAAGCCTTTCAGCCAGCCGATCACCATTGGCGAGGATGTGCCCGAGAAGATCCGCGTCTACTGCCAGGACATCGACCTGCAGGGCCGCAACCTGCACACGTTCGCCGGCGACATCATGGAGGGCGCGCTGGGCCACGGCCTGGCCGGCATCTTGGTGGACTTCCCACCGGCCCCGAAGGAAGGTGCCCCGAAGACTCTGGCCGATGAGCGCAAGCTCGGCCTGCGCCCGTATGCCGTCCAGATCTTCCCCTGGCAGATCCTGGGATGGCTTGCGGCGCGCGTGGATGGCCAGTGGGTCTTGCAGCAGCTCCGAATCATGGAATGCGTCGATGAGGCTGACGGCCAATACG